CATTGTCATGAAATGCGTCAGTGTCGTAAGTTTTGTCGTCAAATGTTATATCAGTAAAAGTACTGTTTGCTATACTTTGATTTCCGCCAACTGCTTGGGTGATTCTACATCCAACAAAAGCTGATCCAGCAGGTGTTGCCCAACTTGGCACGCCACCAGCCACAGTTAAAACTTGACCAGTTGTTCCAATTCCAAGTCTTGTGTTTGTATTGGCAGTTGATGAACGATATTCAATATCACCAAGAGTTGTTGATGGGTTTAAGTTTTTTGTGGTCGTATCAATAGATGAACCAAGCGTGCGAATTGCAGCTGCGCCGTCTTTTACTAGCGCGGTGTCATCTGGAGTAGTCCAGCTATAATTGGTAGTGGTTGCCATTTTATCCTATCCTCATGCGACTATTGTAGCGTATTCCCAAGTTAATGTTGGGCTTAAAGTGTTCCATGCCTCTGTTATTGGCGTGGTATTCCAACGCATCGCCACTTGGCTAAACTCAACAGGCGAAACATTGATTGTCAAAAATAGTTCATTAAATCTTGTGCTCCATGACCAGCCCTCAACATAACCCTCAAACTCGCCATTGGATATTTGAGTTGGCAGGTTTTTGATATTGACTGGCATTCCCATAAATACACCCAACAAATCATCACGATCAGCGTTGTCGATTTCAGGGTTAGTTATTGGAAAGGTTATGGATTGAAATGATGGTCTTGGATAAGCTCTTTGGGCAATATAGCGATCAGCAATAGCCTGAGCATCAACAGCACCTTGAACCCTTGAATTAATGCTTTCAGCTTTGTAGCCATATAGGGCAATTGAAGCGGCATCACTAGCTGTAACCTGTGAATTGAAGTTATTACCATAATTTATGTATATGTCATTTCTAACATCACCTGAGCGCATAACTGTTGATAAGCCAGAACCTAAAGAATGACCAGCATCTAATTCAACATAGCCATTTGTAAGCAGATAGTTTTGTCTGTGGTCTGCATCGGCATACCCGATATTTCCATTATTGGCTTCATAAATATAACCAAATGCTGAGTTAGCAATCTCTGAGATAATGTTATAGATCGTATCAACTGTGGTTGATTGAGCAGTCATTGTGTAAAGGCCGGGTTGGTCTATTTCGCCTAATCCTAAATTAACTGCATTAGCCCAAGTTTCAGTTGCATTGTAGGTTGCCCATTGAGAAGCTGCTGGCACATCATTCCAAGTTCCAAGCAATACGCTAGAAAGGATTGTGTAAATCTGATCGCCGTCCTCAGCCTGAGAGATATTGTCATCCCAAATTTCTTTTGTAAGTTTGGCTAAAGATCCCATCGCTATTAATGTGTATTCAACTACTGTGGCTGCTGCTCCAGTATTTCTGACCTGAACTGTTACATCAGTTAGATCGCCACCAAATAAACTGACATAAGTGTTTGAACTATCTTTGACCTGTAAATCTAAACTGTCATTTATGTCAAAAGGTAAAGTCTGACCATTTAAGGCTACTAAAGTAACTTGAATATAAGATGGGAGTGGCTGTTGGTAAATGTCAGATCGACCTGCTTGATGCTGAACATCTGAAATAGCGATGTTAGTATAATCAACACCACCGACAGTTAATTTCCAAATTGGTGAGAAATCAGACATTATCCGGCTTTTTGTCTAACAGAATAGAAATCGATACTACCTGTTGATCGGGCTGCGCTTTCATTTATGTATTTAGCAGTAGTTCTAGCAGCACCTTCAGGATCGATTGTGCTGATTGAAATGTTATTGATAATAGTTGGATTTTCAGCCAGAGTTTTTCCTTGCTTTTCTAAAACTCTAAATTGAGATTGAAGCACATCAAACTGTTTTTGAGCAGCTGATTTAGATATACCACCTGTGGCAACTTGGAATGTTAGATCAGAGAATTGATCTTGAACTCTTAATAACTTATCTGCTAAATCTTTTAAGCTAGTCGCACCTGCTGCACCACCGATTGCTCCACCGCCAGCACCGCCTGTGCCACCAACTCCACCTAATCCAGTAAATCCACCTGCTACACCACCACCAGTTACACCTGAACTGCCGCCAGATGGAATGCCGCTAAATCCGCCAGTTGTTCCACCACCGCTTGATGGAGCACCTATTTTACCAATTTGCTGGATATCTGATCCACCACGAACTGCGTTTAATCCACGAATAACTAAATTGATTGCATCAATAATAAAGTTAAGAACTGGAGTAATTGCTCCCGCTATTTTGCCAAAGGCATCAATAATTGCTGCTGCTGCCCTAGCACCAACATCAAGTAAAAATCCAAATACTGTTTGCAATATAGGAAAGACTTTATCTTTTAACAATATCCAAAACTCATTAAATGATTCTCTATTACGATCTAAAGCATCTTTAATAATTCTAAAAGCATCTCTAAACTTATCAACTATTGGTGTGCCATAAACAAATATAAATTCTATCAATCTTTCAATAACTGGAAGTAAAGCAAATCCAATTGTTTCTTTGGCTTCCTCAAATCCTACTTTTAGGCGATCAATACGGCCTTGAAAGGTTTCAGCATTACGGCTAGCAGCACCACCATAAAGGTTTGAAAGTAACTCTGTTTCCTCACGGAATGATAATTGCTTGGCCTGTGCAGCTGTGATACCAATTCCAAGTCTTGCTAATTGTGTATCTTGACCACCATAAGCTTTAGATAGGGCTTCGGTAACTTGACCTAGATCCTTGCCAGTTCCTGTTGAAATATCAATTGCTAAATTTAATAATTTTTGAGATTTAGTTACATCGCCAGTTGCAACCGATAATCTTTGGAATGCTGGTCTTAAAGCATCATCAGCAATTCCTACCGCCAATGAAGTTTGGCTTATGTAATTCTCAGTAGCCTGAATTTGGGCATCTGTTGCTCCTGTGGCGCTTCGTAATGCGCTCGCTAACCTTAACTGTGCCTGCTCATCCTCTATTGCAGCTTTGACCCCATCAACGGCTAATTTGGTGGCATAGGCAGCAGCGGCAGCAGCAGCTACGGCGAAAGCAGCAGCAGCCTTCTTTCCAAAGTCGCCAACTTTGTCAGAAAATCCTTTTACTTCAGTTTCGCCAGTTTTAAGACTTTTCTTTAACTCATCGACATCGGCAAGGATCGAGAGTTTGAGTGTGCGATTACCAGTTGCCATTATCCCCACTCCTTAAGAATTCGATCAAATGCTGCTTCCCATTTGTTAATCAATTCAGGCTGAATTCTGCGAAGGGTTGGATATATGAACCATCCGCGAGATCCACGACCTTGCCTTCCAGAATATGTAGGGAACTGTTTGAATTTATTTGAACCAAACTCAAGGCCACCCCATAGGGTTTGCGTAGTAGCACCACCTGAAAATTTCTGACTTGCAAATCCATATCTGAATTCACCGATTTTGCTTGACTTTGAGATTCTAACTCCGTCAGCAACTCTTTGCGCTGCCTTGCCAGATTTTGTTCTTGTTGCAGCAGCTTGTTTAATTTCTTCTGATGCGAAATACGCCAACGCAGCAGATTGAGTTCTTGCTTCCTCTGTTGCTTGGTCATCCATCGCTTTGAAAGCCTTAAGAATATCGCGCAGGTCAGAGCGATTGTAAGCAATTGCTTCACTTGCCATTCCTCTGCTCCAATATCTCTAACGCTGTCATAATGTCATCTGCATCGACCCATTCACTCATTGGAATCTTTGTGGCTATTGCCAACTGAACCAATAAGCGATTTAGGCTTCCTGCTGGGTGGCTTTTGGGTTTGCATCACCAACAATTACATCTGTAACTGTTTCACACCATATTTCAAAAGGTTTGACTGCTTTACCAGCAGCTTCTCTTTTATGTGCATGGTATGCCAAAAACATTAAATCAGATATTCCCATTTTCTCTTGGGCTTGCCCGATTGTGTTTCCAGTTGATTTTTCCCATTTTTGCCACTCAGGCGGTTGGGCTGTATAAGTAGCTTGTTCGCCTGAGCTGTATTCAATTGTGATTGGTAGTTTCATTAGTGCTCCCGTTTCTAATTGTTAAGCGAAGTTTTCTGCTGGCACTCCGATTACTTGGAATGTCAAAGAAACTGTTTGCGCATCTGGTGCTGTTCCACCGGCTGATGGCCATGTTGGTAATACTTGGAAAGTAAATACTGCGCCTGATGCAGCTGTAAATACTGTGCTGATACCTGTGTTTGGTGCTGACTCTGAAGCTGACCATAGAATCTCGCATAGAGATCCTGCTACGCCCCAGTCTGCCAACATTTCAACAGCAAGTGTGAAATCATTGTCGATAACTTTGTAGGATTTGCCATCCAAAGTTTCGTAAGTTTGGCGGTTTGTTGTTCCAGTTAAAACTGCGCTTGTTGCTTGAGCATCGAATGCGTTACCACCGATAGTGAAGGTAACATCTCTGCCCGTGATTACTGTGGTAGGCACTTTGACTCCTTAGTTTGTTTGTGTGTAGTAAGTTGAAACTCTTATATCAGCGATCAACATTGTTGATGCACCAATAGTAGTAACAGTAGGTCTTTCGACCGATCCGACAATATATCCATTTGGAATAACTGCCAGAATGCTCATGATAAGTTGCTCGATATTGTCGAGTGATGCTGGATTGCTATTGTAAGCAACAACAGCTGTAATGGTCATGTTAATTTTAGTTTTAATAACCGCTTTATTTATTAAATCAAATTCTAGGTATGGGCTATCAGGCACAACTACAACAGCAGGTGGAATAACTGACTCTGGCACATAAGCATAAACATTACCTGCAACACTTGCTAAAGCAGTTGCTAAAGGTTGTCTGACTGAACTTAAAATTGATGATGCTGGCATTATTGGGCAATTCCCTCAACATCTACATAAGGCCCTAATATGCCAATAACCCTACTGTAAAGCGATCTTCCGATTCTGTATGGCGTACTGGTGAAATCGATACCCTCTATTTGTCCGCCTGCTGCGACTCTTGATTGAAAGACTTCGACTGATACTGCAAAGACAGCTGATCGAACAGATTGGTTTCCAACATAAGTTGATGCTGATGATAAAGTCGCGCTTCCACTTGGAATAACATTTGCTTCTGCGACATCGGCATTAGTGATTGCAGCTTGGAAGGTATATGCTCCAAGATCTGAGTCAAGTACTGTTCTTGTTCCATTGTATGGGCTTCCGCATCCTGCGATAACGACTGATTGTCCGGCTGTGAATTCATGAACACCTAGTGTAGTAAAAGTGGCGACATTATCAGTCAGCGACACTTTTTGAATTGGGCTTTTGAATGTGACCAACATTGGCAAAATTGTATTTTCACTTGTATCTATTATGCCATTTAAGTAAGTGTCATCATACAAGGCAGATGACACGCCTAATACGGCTCTCAACTCTGATGCTGAAATTATACTAGGCATGTCATCTCCTTACTCCCATTAAAGGATGCCTATGATCGGGAGCAACCATAGGCACTCAGTTAAATTAAGCTATTGCATCCAATTTACGGAATGCTGTTGGGTAGCGATTAACTACGCAAACATATCCGTATAGACCGATTTCAATACGGCCATTGGCTACAACATTGGCACGAAGTTCAATTGTGCCTGACTCATGGAATCTCATAGCTGCTGATGGATATACCAATGCAACCTTTGTTCCACCTGTGTTACCTGTGTAGTTTGGATCTACAACTAGGTCAAGACCAGCAACTGTTCCGTTTGTTGATCCTTGAGTTACTAAACCACCAGCATTCTGTAGTGATCCACCAGCTGCAAATAATGGTCGGTTTGAACCATCTACTGCACCAAGAATGTTTGCGAAATCAACATTCTCATATCCACCTGATGTTGCAACTAATAGGCGGTTTGGTGTGAAGCGCATAACGCCATAAGAATCAGCAATACCTTGTGCAATTGCCTTGTAAAGTGATGCTCCAGATGAAGTATCTGCACCATCGGCTGCAATTGTTGCTGCATAAGCATCAGTCTTTTGTGCATAAGATGCAGCTAACTCGCGAACTAATAGATCTGCAAATGATGGGTCTGAACGATCAAACAACTCAACATTTACAATGTTTGCTCCTGCAAATTTAACAACTGTGTCCTCTTGGAATGTTACAGCTGTATCAGTTGATGAAAACTCTACACCTTCAGCAGTTAATGCTGTAGTTGCTTGAGTTCCCAATTTTGGAGTGAAAATTTTCATTCCTGATGCTGGAAGTGGAGCGCGCTCGATTGAATCGATAAATGGGCGAGATGAATCAATTACGCCAATTACATCGCGTAGGTAATTTGGTGGAACAGTTCCTGTGTTTTCTGAAACTGTTGCAATTTGTAATGCTGCAACTAAGTCGCGTGCATCGGTATCTCCAGCCAATGCTTTAACCTGTGCATTTAAGTATTGTCCTGCTGTAACATTTGTGTCAATGCGTGGCTTTGTATAAGCCATGTATTGAGCAGTTACAACTGGAGCTTGTGCCGCTTCTACCGCTTCGGTCGCGATAGGAGCTTCAGATGTAATCTCTGACACTTTGTCCTCCTGTGTTGTTGTATCCTCAGCGGTTGCTTCGGAATTCTTTGGTGTTTCACTTGCAGCAACTTCAGCCACTCTTGCAGAATCAATTGCTGGTTCGGTTACTAGTGAAACTTCTTGCAAGGAACTTGCTTGAATGCGTAGCACGCCTTCCTCATTTTTCCATTCGTTGATTTTTACACCAACGCTAAATCCATCTCTTAAACCTTCAGCTGCTTCTAATAAAGAATCATCGCCAGCAATAGTTGCTGCGACTTTGAAGGTTGCTTCAATGCCTTGATCGTCAGCTGTAACATCAATCATTTTTCCAATTGGTCGAGTGCGATCATGCTCAAGTAATAATTTAATTGGCTTTGAGAAATCAATACTATCTTTCTCGAATACTGTTGCGCCTGCGCTGGTAAAGCCTTTTTCATCCCAGCTTACAATGCGACCAGTTAAGGTACGCCTTTTGCTATCGGCTGCGGTTAGTGTTATTGGGAAATTGATTTTCATCGAATCAAGTCCTCCTCCTCTTGGATTTGCTCAACGCTCATCGCGCCAATGCGGTTTAGGATTTCATAAACTTGCGCACGCTCTAATGCTGAACCACGCAAGAAATCATCAATATCAAATCGAGTTTCAATACCATTAGGGCAAAAATCGGCTTGAGATAATCTTTGTTCAATTGCAGTTAAAATTGGTCGTAATGAGAAATCAATAAGTGCTTTTCTTTCGGCTGTCATGTTTGAATAAGTCATTGATGTAGTTTCAGCAGATACAAATGATGCTGGAATACCGGATGCTCTGCTAATTTCCAAAGCTAAGTATTGACGAGCTTCATTGAGTTGAAGTTTGGCAGGATCAAAACCTAATGCTTGCAATTCAACATCAGCATTTAAGAATGCAGTTGATCTTGTTGATCTTGATGCTTTCCATGATTCTAATAATTTTGTTATACGCTCTGGAGTTAAATTTGTGCCATTTGATTTTAATACCATTTGTGGCATTGGCTCTTTAGCATACATTTCAGCTGCTTTTTCTAATTCTGCTGCTGCTTTAATTGTGCGACCTGCACGATTTAGTATTCCTTCATCTAATCCGTTAAATACAATTAATGAACCTAAACCAAATGGTGGCACTCGCTTACCATCAACTGTGTAATACTCAATTTCTGTTGAATTACCATTTAATGATGCAAATACTCTATTAGGAGCAATTCTTGTCCATGCTCTAATTCTTGAAGCATCAGTTGCAGCATAAGCATCCATTACCATTCCATAAGCTACGCCATAAAGTAAAAGATCCTCAGCGATCCAAGCATAAATTGCTGAACCTGCAACTCTTGGATCTGGTTGCATAATTACACGATTTGGTCTTATGTGTTCATTTGTAAAATGATTGTATTGCTCAAGAGGAAGCGAACCAACTGTTGA